TGTGTTTTAGCTGAACGTAATATAACTAAATCTTCTAGTCCGTATAAATATTTAAAAAATTTATGGAACCATTTAAAGTACTCGAGGGAGAAAGAAGAAGGAATGCTATTTGAAATAACACCAGAACAACTTAATGAATTGTGGGACAAACAAGGCGGACGTTGCGCGTTGTCCGGGGTCTTCATGACGTGGCACAAGGGTGGCGAAAAACGGAACACGAACGTGTCGATTGACAGAATAGATCCAAACATAGAGTACATACTTACTAACATTCAACTGGTATGTTGGCGTGTTAACTTAATTAAGCATACAATGACAGAAGATGAGCTGTATTGGTGGTGTAAAAATATAGTTACACACAAGGAAAATTTTTAATATAATCCCCGAGCATGCGATTACTAGATGAAGAAAGACCAACTGACATGAGCGAAGCTGATAGAAACGAGTTACAGTCTCACCTTCCTTATGCCGGATTACAATTAAACGAACTCTCCGTTCAAGAAGAGCGATTAGTCTTGTTCCATTTAAGAGGAATGAGCAAAGCGGCCGCGGGCCGTGCTGCGGGGTACAAGGATATGGACCGCGTTTACCAAATATTTAAGACTCCTAAAATGCAAACAGCTTTGACCTACTTCCGTAATGAAATGCGCGAGGAAGTTAAGTTCGATAAAAACACAGCAACGGGCATGTACCTGGAAGCTCATTCAAAGGCGGCGAATTCTACAGAAGAAAAGAATGTCGTTGATTCGTTATGCAAGCTCCACGGTCTACATCTTCCCGAACAGGCAACCCTGATTAATATAAATGTAGAGAAAGTAGAACAGTTAGAAAAATTAACTGATGCACAACTTTTAAAACTTGCTGGGAACGATACGAACTACTTGGAGCCAGATGGAAATAACGAAGACTGAGTGTAAAAGATGTCGCGGGATCTATCCCGAGAACTTAGTGCTCATTGATGAGATTTGCGTATACTGTCGGGCAGACGAAGTTGAAGCAATACCCGAGCCCCAAAAGCTTGCTGCTCAGAAACTAGAAAAAGAACAACTATCTGCTGAAGCAAAAGCAGGACAAGAATTAGCGAAAAGAGTTTTAGCACGTAAAAGGTTGCTCCCATTTGTTGAACGTTTCAATCCAGATTATCAAGCAGGTTGGGTACACAAGGATATTTGCCAACGGCTAGAAAAGTTCAGCGAACAGGTAGCGAATAAAGAGTCACCAAGATTGATGCTCTTCATGCCACCTCGACACGGTAAATCTACTCTTGCTAGTATTGCATTTCCAGCTTGGCACTTGGGCCGGCATCCTGAACACGAGTTTATAAGTTGTTCTTATTCTGGGTCGTTAGCTATGAGTTTCTCAAGAAAAGTACGTCAACTGCTAAGAGAACCAGTATACAAAAATGTATTCGAAAAATCTAGACTAGATAAAGATTCTCAGTCAGTAGAATCATGGCAAACAACAGAAGGCGGCGGTTATGTCGCGGCTGGTGTTGGTGGTGGTATTACTGGTAAGGGTGCGCACGTTATGGTTATCGATGATCCGGTAAAAAACAGAGAGGATGCAGAATCCGATAACAACCGAGATGCGACCTGGGATTGGTACACATCCACAGCTTATACAAGGTTGTCCCCAGGTGGAGGAATACTTGTGATTCTTACGCGTTGGCACGACGACGACTTAGCCGGACGCTTATTAATGCAAGCAGATGAGGGCGCAGATGCGTGGGAAGTGATTCGCTACCCAGCAATTGCAGAAGAAGACGAAAAGTTTAGAGAAACAGGTGAAAGTTTGCACCCAGAGAGATATAATGTAGAAGCTCTCGAGCAGATAAGGAAAGCCATCGGCCCACGCGATTGGTCTGCTCTATACCAACAGAATCCTGTATCTGACGAAGGCGACTATTTTAACCGCGACATGATCGCTTATTATACTTTCGATGAGATTGATACTTCAAAACTTAAATACTACTGCGCGTGGGATCTTGCGATCGGCCAGCGTGACAGGAACGATTATTCAGTTGGTATTGTTGTCGGCGTCGATGAATATGATAATTTATTCATTGTTGATGTTGTTCGAGGTAGATACGACGGGTTTGAACTAGTAGAACAAATTTTAGACTTGTACGAACTATGGCGCCCAGGTATAGTGGGAATAGAAAGAGGCCATATTGAGATGGCCCTGGGTCCGTTCTTAGAAAAAAGAACACGCGAACGCGGCCTTAACGAAGCTTACTTTAAAGACTTAAAAGTTGGTAGGCGCGATAAGGAGTTACGTGCTCGAGCAATCCAGGGTAGAATGCAACAAGGTATGGTATACTTTCCAGAAGATGCCGTTTGGACGGGGACAATGGTTGCAGAACTATTACGTTTTCCAAATGGTACGCACGATGACCAGGTAGATGCATTGGCGTGGATTGGTTTAATGATGACAGAGTTTGCTACGTTTTATGAAAGACCCGAGCATATTCCGTCATGGAGAGATGGGTTAAAACACTTAGTAAAAGATGGCAAACGTAAATCATCAATGAGCGCTTAATGGCAGACTACAAAAAAAAGAAAAAGAATCTTAGCGCAGGTGAAGAACAAACTCTTGCTAAAAGACAATGGGAAGCCTATACCCGAGCCAGGGACCACGGTCATCTTGACTACGTAGAAATAGCAAAACAATGCGACGCATTTTACCGCGGCGAACAATGGGACGAAGCTGACATAAACGCGCTCGACGATCAGGGCCGACCTGCATTAACAATCAACACAATTTTACCTACAGTCAACACTGTACTAGGGGAACAAAGTACGCGAAGAGCGGACGTTCAATTTAAACCTAGAGGAAATGGTAACCAAGAAATAGCCGACGTACTTTCTAGACTGTACATGCAGATTGGAGACAACAACAAAATAGAATGGTTAGAAAGCCAAGTGTTTGCAGATGGGTTAATCCAAGATCGTGGATGGTTTGATGTAAGGATAGATTTTGATGATCACGTAAATGGTGAAGTTCAAGTAACCACTAAAGACCCTTTAGATATTATTATTGATCCAGACGCAAAAGAATACGATCCTAAAACTTGGAACGAAATATTTGAAACCAAGTGGATGAGTCTTGATGAGATAGAAGAAGTATATGGGCAAGACAAAGCTGATAAATTAAGAATGATTGCCGAAGTCGGTACAACTCTTGGAGCTGACTCCATGGAGTATGAAGACGAAACTTACGGGGACACCGACCAAGAAAACTATTCTGGAAACGATTACCCCAACAGCCCAGACGACGCACGCGCTTTAAGGTCTATTAGAATTGTTGAAAGACAGCATTACAAACTAAAAGATTGTATTTTTTATGTAGACCCTGTTACTGGAGATCAAAGACCAGTACCTTACGATTGGACTAAAAAGAAAAGAGAAAAGTTTGCAGACGACTACGGACTTTATATAGTAGAGAAAAAAAAGCGAGCGGTTCGTTGGACGGTAACAGCAGACGTAGTTGTGCTGCATGATGATTGGTCCCCCTATGATCATTTTACTTTAGTACCTTATTTTCCATATTGGAGAAGAGGTAAACCTTTTGGAATGGTGCGCAACTTAATATCACCACAAGAACAATTGAATAAAATTTCATCTCAAGAATTACACATAGTTAACACAACTGCTAACAGTGGTTGGATTGTAGAATCCGGTTCTTTAACTGGAATGAATGCAGATGACTTAGAAGAGCACGGTGCGGAAACTGGTTTAGTCCTAGAGTTTAACCGCGGTAGTACGCCCCCTGGTAAGATACCGCCAAATCAGATACCCACCGGCCTAGACAGGATTGCTCAAAAAGCTGCACAAAATATTAAAACAATTAGTGGTATAAGTGACGCTATGTTAGGAACAGATGGCGCAGAAGTGTCAGGCATTGCTATTCAAGCAAAACAGAATCGTGGTGTTTTAATGATTCAAGTTCCTTTGGATAATTTGAAAAAAACAAGACAGTACTTGGCAGAGAAAGTACTAAGTCTTGTACAAAGGTATTACACCGAAGAACGGGTTATCCAAATTACCGATGAATCAAATTCTTTTAAGCCTAGAGAACCAATGGCAATAAACCAAGTTACACCTGAAGTACAAGTCATTAATGATTTAACTTTAGGAGAATACGACGTTATTATTGCTACAGCTCCAGCAAGGGATAATTATGACGAAGTA